ACTTGTTGACTCTAACCATCTATTCCACCATTTGCTTCCTGGACTTAGATTAGTTGTCATATGTATACTTTGGTACTTGGGTGCTGTATCACTACAGTAATGGTCTATGACCTCCCCAAAGTATTTATAAGCTGTAGGCTCGCCGCCACTAAAACTAAAGTGATAATCAGTAAATCCATTTTCTCTAGCCTGTGCTTTAATATTGTCAATTGCTTGTTTATATACTTCTAATGCTTGATGATCAGGAGTACTACTGCGAGCATAGGGCCAGCAATAGCTACAATTGTAGTTACAAAACCTAGCAAGAATCCAACTAACTGTAAACAAGTTTGTGTTCAACAGCGTCTTTTGTCCGAAGCTTGTTATATCTTCAAATGGTATGTTTTGAAAGTTACTCATTTTCTACTATCGTATAACGCTTTAGAGCATACTTTAACACAAGTTAGGCATTTATTCTTTCCTTGCCAAAAGTCTGGCATTTTTTTAAATAAATTTTCGTTAGTGTTTAAGACAGCATCGTGGCAGTTAGGCACGCCTACAGTTTTTAATATAGTCTTTGTGTTGTTTACACTTAAATTTCTAAGATAATGAATTGGTAATTTTTCTTCTACTGGTTGTTCAATATATTCACCGCCTATCCAACAGCAAGGAAATATATTACCATAAGGATCTATATAAACACCTTTCTCAGTTACGCACTTAGGCTCAATTATTGCTGATTCAACTGCTGCGTTACGCACCGCTGGGTCTACAAGTGCATTTAAACTATTATTAGGAGTTTTTTTAAACCGTTCTGTTTGTGCAGGAGCAATAGTGTATTCTACATTACCATTGTTATCGTGTACTTCAAACTCTTTCATTTCGTAAAATCGTGTAGTACTTACAAAGTTTACTTCTTGTACACCTAATGATAATAGATAACTTTCTAATTCATCTACTTCGTGCTCGTTATGTTCAAACACTAAGCTATCAACACGGGCAATGCCTCCTGCATCGCAGAATGCTTTTAAGTTTTCGATTACTTTATCAAATTTTGTATTCTTACGGTATAATTCGTGTTTGCCTTTAAATCCATCAACAGCAAACGCAACATCAATATTATGCTGTGCTAGTTTTGTCCACCATTCAGGATTGCGCATGCCTCCATTAGTATGTATTCCTAACCGAACTGTAGGATTGCATTCGCGTACATAAGAATATATTTCTAAACAATCATTTGCAAAAGCTGGGTCACCATAGTTACCACAACTATAAAAATTATCCAACTGTGCTAAAAACTGTTTAGGAAACCATTCTTTAAATTGTGCAATGCTTATATCTCCATTACGAATAAAAGGTCGAGTGGCACCGCCGTGAAAGTTTCTAGCACACATTGGACATTGTGCTTGACATTTATCAGTTAGTTCAATGTGTACTGTTTTAATGTCACTTACAAGTTGCATTAAATCTCTCCTGTAACCATTCAAAGTCATTTATTAGCCGAAGATTAGAGCTGCTAGAAATCCCAAACTCCCTGCCAGCGATAGCACCTTTAATAGCAAACTCGCCGAAGGGCACATTTCTTCCCATTGTTGTCCATATATGTAATCTTTCTTCTGATTCATTATCTACTTGTCCCCTTATTGCTTTTGATGATAATTTGCAACATTCTCTAAATGCACTTTTCCAAGTTTCAAAAGCGCCAATATTAAATGCTGCAATGTTACTAACTTTAGGCATTGCATTAAATTTTGAACTAATACTAGTTGTCATATCTGTTGTAGTTACGTCCATATTAATTGTTTCTTTAACTGGAAATAATTTTACTCCGCCGTACCCATATTCTAAATCATTAATAGGATTCTTACTTCTCCAAACAAATACTTGATCTCTTTGCCACTTAGGTACCTGGTAATCAAAAGTAAAATTGTCAAGTACATATGCATCACCATCTACTACCCAAAACATATTTGTGTCACATAGATTAGCAGCTTTTATATGCGCTTGATGTATTCCTTTTACTCCGTGTACCCGCTTTATACGAGGAAACTTTTTAGCAAGTCTTTCAAAGTTTTCATCTGCGTTAGACTCGTTATAACTAATAAAAACTATATCGTATAGCTTCGGCGCAGACGCTTCTATGTTAACTTCTTTTTTCTGTGTAAAGAATCTATAATCAAATTCACGTTGTGCAAGCTTTTTATCTTTATGTATCAAAAATATACCATCATGATATTTGCCGTTTTTAAATACATGGACATTGTCTTTTTGATGTGACGAAATTTGATAATCAAACTTAAATGTAACATCAACATCTTCTGGTACAACATAGAAGAAATCAGTCGATGTTGTTTCCTTTGCTTTACAATAATCATTGTAATTGCTTACTACAAAGGCATCGTATGGCTTAGGCCTACTTGCTTGAATGTCATGTTCTTTTTTATTTGTTATAAATTTATAATCAAACTCTCGCTGGCTAATTTTACTATGCTTGCTACACAATATGATGCCATCATAATATTTGCCATTTTTAAATACGTGATTTATCTTCCTATCAAATTCAGCATCGTGACTAAAATATAAATCAAATTCAAAGCTATCGTTAACATAAACGTGGGATGGCACCAACCAAAACATTTCTGTTTTACAAGTATTAAATATTTTTAGATATTCGTTGTAGCTACTAACATTGTGTGAAATATCATATTGCCTAGGGCCACTTACTACATCATCCCATTGTTTTGCATTTACTAAAAATCTATAGTCTATTTGTCTTTTATTAAGAGGCTTATGTTTTGAACAAAGAAACACACCATTATATAAATCTTTGCTATCTACCCTATGAACAAATGCATGGTTTTCTTTTCTATCATAACTGTTGTGATGACTAAAATAAAAGCTGTCAATATATGACTTAATGTATTTTAAATTATGCGACACAGCCCAAAACATTTCAGTAGAACTGTTTTCTAAGGCGTGTTCGTAATCATCCCAATTATCAACATAAAAGGTATCAAACGCCTTGGGTGTACTTGCTATAATGTCTACTTCTTTTTTGTTTAGAAAGAATCGATGTGCAAGTTCACGAGAGCTAATGCTTAACTTTTTTGGAACCAATAGCACACCGTCATAGTATTCACTGTTTAAAAACGTATGAACAATATCTTGACTCCATTCATCTGCTACATAGTCAAATTTAAAGTCATCGGATATATCAATGTCAGGCCAGACTACCCAGAACATTTTAGTAAGCACTTTACGTTGGGCTTGCTCAAATGTATCAGCTTTTTTAGCTCTTGGATATGCATCTTTAAGTTTATTCCACGCTTCGATTGCATAGCTAGAGTTATTGGTTATAAAGACAATATCAGACATAGTTATAGTTTACACTCATTCCCACCGCATGTCAACAAATAATTCTAAAAATTTTGATTGCATACGGCGTTCAAAGAATAATTGTTGATTCTTTTTTAAGAAAGGAATACTTTCATTCATTAATTCTGTTAACTTTTCCTTAGGCATATCAGCTAGCCATTGCAAATTGTTAACTATTTCATTAGAACGTTTGGCAGAGTTATAAATGCTGTCATAATGTTGGTTAATTAATTCGTTGCAACTAAAGTAACCTTCGCTATTTAAATATGTCATAGTATCTACATTGCCTAGTATCATAAAGGGATGTCCTAATGCAATACTTTGCCAAACTTTTAGACCTGGTGATAATGCTGCAATTTCATTTCTATAGCTAGTATGTGTATCTACAAAATTTTCGTCACAAATAATTGTTACTACAGTATTTTCTAATAATTCGTTATCATAATATAGTATGTCAGTATTATTAGATATAGGTAACTTAGATAGATTTTTAAATATACCACGCTTTTGATCTTTTTCTAGCATACTTGCTCTAGGATTAATATGATTATCGTTAAGAGTAGTTACTTGATAGTTACCTATATCAAAGTTAAAATTACCAAACTTTAACATATTTTTGTAAATTAATTCTAAGTAAAGTGCTATGTCATGATCTCGAGGATGTGTAGAAACTACATTAAATAAAGTATTAGGTTTCCAACTAGAATGATCAATCAATTTGTCATTTGCTTTAAACAAGAAATTAGCGTCTTGTGGTGCAACCCAGTCTAGGTTAGACTGTCCGAACCTTACTTTATAAATTATCTGAGAATATATCTGGCACCAATCTATTCCATACACATTTTCTAATTCTAATAGATGTTTGTATGTACACCGTATATCACCTAATACAACATAGATACTATCTTTAGATATTCCTGAATCAATAAGTCCATGTATGTGTTTTTTAAGTTGTAGTGCTTTCCACAAGCTACCCGTAAACGACGGTGCTAGTATTAATAACTTCATACGTTGTTTTTTTATAAGTTGCTTTGCCCTGGGAGAAATAAGATGCACCCAATCTCTATTCCATCTGTGAAATAAATCAGTTATTTCTAATGGATAGAATAAATTAGTTGCCCGCTGTTTTCCTGTAAACAAATCTATTACAATTTTATTTGCTTTCATTACAAAATAAAACGTGTTTATTATATTAATAGGCGACGATATTGTTTTATTTTTATTAAACGGAATCTGTCTAATGTCTTTAGTAAGGCCAATATTAGTCGTTCCGTTTGGCGCAGGAATACCGTCTATAATATTATCGTAATAAAAGTTTATCATGCCACTCTTTAAATATTTCTTCGTACTGTTGATTACGTATGACATCTAACCGTTTGTTTTCATCAAAGAACTTTTCAAACGCTTGTGGATCATCTTCTTGACTTAGAAAATTATTTATTTGATTGTAAAATGGCATGTCGACAATTTTGTTTAAAATGGCTTGCTTGGCATGTTGAGGTGCGTTTGCTGCACTATAGTAATTTGGATGGTGTACCATATTATGCGAAACATTTACTCCTCTTGCACGGAAGTATTCCCAGAACTCTTTAATGTAGTAAATGTTCATTATACTAATAGTTTGTAGTATATATGTTTTGTGACCTAGGCTATGTAACCATTCAAACGATTTTAGAATTTTATCCCATTTAGCAGGATGACGTAGGTAATTATTCCTATCTTCTAAATCATCAATTGACACCATAAATTCAACTTGCTTAAATGCATTCCACAAGTCTATATACTTGTCGTTAATAATTGTGCTATTTGTACTATAAACTAATGTAATGTTTTTTGCTAGGTCTTTAGTAATTAAAAATTCTAAAAATTTCATATGTTTGTCTACAAGTAACGGCTCGCCGCCATTTATATAAACTTTGCGTGTGTTGTTACAATGCTCTGCTAAGTTTGCCCAAAATTGCTCGTCTAGTGGCCAATTAAACAATGACTGCGGCATATCAAATTTTCTATCATTTAATTTTTCCCAATCACTTATCCACTTAGAACTGCTTTGCGGATTGCAACTGCGGCATGCTAAATTACAAATGTTACCTAGTCGTAATTCAATAAATTCAAAGTTAACTTCTGTTAATGTGCCATCAGACTGTGTAATACGCTGTGCATCTTGTAAGCTAAACTCTAATAAGCTAGTATCACGAGTACGCTTGCTTTCATTTCCTAATGCCTCGAGCTTGTAACACTTTGAACACGGCGATGGCATTTTGCCATCTAACATGTCTTTACGGACTTGCTTAAACATATCCGAATTCATTATTTTTTCAAAGTCGTATGTGCTGTTATTTAATGTAATAAATTCACGTGGCAAATTCTGTGCTTCACTTGCACGATTAGTCATGTCGCTTTCACAACATAAAGTGACACTTCCGTGCGGGTGTGTTGCTAAATGTGTCCACGGTAACGGGCAAAATGTTTTACTCAATTGAATCCCACCATTGTTTTCCTGCAACACTTAAAGTTTCTCTAAATGTAACTTTCTGTTGTCGAATACTTTCTAAATATAAAATATTCTTTTTACCTCTGCGCCACCCGTCTTTATAATTAGGATATGCTTCTTCAAAAGTTGGACGAGTAAGCATATTCTCAAGGGTTTCTTGATAAACTTTAGTTTTAGATGTTACTCTAGGATTAATGTAGTCTAATAATTCATGTATTTGCTCGTCTAGTACTGACCTAGGTAAACACATTGGACTCATTAATACACTTGGATCAAATGCAAACGTAATTTTAAAGTAACTCTTTACATTAAGATCAGTGACTACATCAAACATTGCACGTAAATCAAACAGGCCTGGCGTAGTTAGCGTCACATCGAAAACCATTGCATCATTGCCGTACTTGTTTATTAGAAACATGCCGTCTTTAAAGTTCTGCAACCATTCGTTCCAGTTTAACCCTGTTCGTATATACTCGCCTACATCGCCTACTCCATCAATACTAGCACAAATGTTTACACGCTTAAAGTTATCTAGCATATTATATAGCTTATAGTCTTTGTAGTGCGTTCTTGACAAGTTAGTATTATATCGTACTACTACATTTTCGCTTTGTTTGGAGTCAACTAGCTGTTGCATTATACGCCAATGTATATCATACATAAGTGGTTCACCGCCTACCCAATACAACTCTTCAACTATGCCCTTGTCAACTGCTTCTTGGAGCTCTGTTTCAAGTACTTCTTTCTGGAAAGTGGCAATCTTCTTACGAGTGTTAGGCTGCATCCACTTTTCAGTGTCGTAGTTAATTTTATTGTGCTTTATCTTTTCAGTTTCCCAACTCGAACTTAGCTGTTCGCCGCACATTCGACACTTAAAGTTACATAAGTTACTAATACGATAATCAAAGCTAATAGGCTGCATGGAAGTGTAGCCATCTTCTCGTGTGCTTGCAATTATATCTTCAACTTTATGCGAAAATAAGTTTTTAGTAAAATAGTCTTTATAAGTATGCAAGTTTAGAACTTGATTATTACACACATCACACTGACTAATCTTTTCACCTGCAAGAATACGCTTGCGAATATCTTTCATATACTCACTATTCCAATGCTCGTCTAAGCTTATTGGCGCAAACTCTGTGTTATCACTGTCACCGGCGTCAATATATTGCTTTTGAAAGCTTGCATCTTCTCTACTAGCACAACACAATCTACGTTCGCCCTGTGGGCTAACATAAGTGTGGGTCCATGGTGCTGTACAAAAGTATGGACCAACTTTATCAGTCATAGGTTGCCAATGGTTTGTCTATATTTTTGTTATCAGGCGTTAGTATCCAGCCTTCTTTTTCGGCAAGTTCCATAATACTTGCGTCTGTATCAGGTATGCTATCTACCCAGTCTGTTAGAATATTAGGAAATACACTTAAACTCTTGTTTCTACGAACATCATATTGTGCATAGAACGTTTTAAAGTCTCGCCACAGTGTAGCAGGATTACTTGTACGTCTATGCGGAGCATCTACTGTGACAAGATAGTCAATTAACCGCTCAACACTTGCAAGTTCAAACTCGCTCCAGCCAGGCTTGCCTTTATTAAGCTCGTACCAACTAGACAAGTTTGCATGACAATGGTCTTTAATATGATTTGGTAATGCTAATGGGCTCTGAAAACTTGGAAAACGTAGTAAGTTTAAACTTACACTAGGTTTTCTGCTTTGAGTAAGTTCTTTTAATTTGTACACTTCATCTAAGAAGTCGGTAATTGTAAACAAGCACAAACTGTT